TGAAGGTATTATCTTAGGTTCAGGAACTTTAGTAACACCATTTGCTGACGCTTAATAGGAGACTAATATGAGTTCAGATGTAAAAGCATCCGTTCCTTTAACTAGCTCAGGAAGACTTCAAGGCTTTATTGGATCTTCTGGAGCTGGGAGTGCGACTAATTTAGGCTCACTAAGAATACAATCTGTACAAGCTCAATCTAGTGCTGCTGATGCACAGATCATCATATACGATGGTTCTAGCGCAAGTAGCACTAGGATAATAGCTCAATTTAAGTTTGGATCTGCAGCGAACGAATCTTTCGATCACTACATACCAGGCATGGGCTGTCGTTTTACAGAAGGGGCTTATGTAGCTTTGACTAACTGCGACTTTTTTGTTGCATACTACAATTAAGGATTAGATATGTTTAAGAAGACTAAAGGGTACGCTCAGGGCGGTAAGATGAAAACCAAAGGCATGAAAGCTGGAGGAATGACTACTAAAGGTTACAAAATGGGCGGAAAAATTGCTATGACTACAAAGGGGATGAAAAAAGGCGGAAAAGGTAAGCCTTAAACGTGCCCTATTTACATAGTAATATACCTCACTTCAAGTGTTGGGTAAGGAAAGAATACACTCATAACCACGAACAATTCCATGGCGAGTTTTTACACGCCATGGTGGTTGGTGTAACTACCATGCCTTGCAGATGTCTTAGCTTTCAAGTTATTTTTACAGGCGTTCCTTCCGAAGAACAAGAAGAGCAAGGAATGGAAAACGTGTACGGTGGTGCAATGTGGGCCAGAATGCCTATTACTGCATTAGTGGGAGATACGCCGTTTACTGAATGGCCAAAACCTATGGCTGTACACGATGCTCAGCCTTGGGATTGTTCTTCTCACAATCATGCAGTTTACGTTATAGATAGAGCTACGCCGTGTCCTTGGTTAGCTAAGATAGGGGGAGAAATGTACCCAGCTAAATATTTATTTACAGTAGACTATGCAGAAAACGAAATAGCAGATGATCCTGCGCAACATAAACAAAGTCATGTTATGGAGTTATTAGACGCTGGTGAATGGACGGGTAACATTGTTGCACTACCAAACAACCGTGTCAGGGTTACACATCCAGCTTGGTTTGAGACGGGACAAGGAGCACCTGATTTTAAACCGTCAGCTCACATACATTATTCTAAGTCTGATTTAGATTATACGTTGGATGTTAATAGAATATTTGATAATCTATACGCAGAGGAAGAATAATGGCAACATCAGGAACAACTTCATTTGATCTTAGTGTAGATGAACTTATAGAAGAAGCATACGAAAGATGCGGTCTTGAGTTACGTACAGGATATGATCTAGAAACAGCAAAACGCTCATTGAATATAATGATCGCTGAATGGGCAAACAGAGGCCTAAACCAATGGCTGATAACAGAGAACACTTTTACTGTTACAAAAGGAACTGACGAATATAGTCTAGGGACAGATATAGTAGATATTACTTCTGCCGTTATTACGCGTGATGGCACAGATTTTCAAATGTCTAGATTGAGTAGGTCTGATTATTTATACACACCGAACAAAACGGATCAAGCTAAGCCTACTCAATTCTTTTTAGAAAGACACATAACTCCAAAAGTCTATTTGTACCCTACACCAGAAAACTCTACAGATGTAATTAAGTATTACGCTTTGACAAGAATGCAAGATGCAGGAGACTACACAAATAACATGGAGGTAACATTTAGATTTTTACCTTGTCTGACAGCAGGCCTTGCGTATTACATAGCTATGAAAAGGGCTCCAGATAGAATACAACTATTAAAATCAGTTTACGATGAAGAATGGGATAGAGCAGCAAGTGAAGATATAGATTCTGTTAGCTCTAAGTTCTTACCTCCTAGACTTATAATATGATATGGCATTTGCATCAGGTAAACGAGCTTACGGAATCTGCGATACTTGCGGACAACGTTATCGACTCCATCAATTACAAGAACAATGGGATGGATTTAAAACATGTCCAGAATGTTTTGATCCTAAACAGCCACAACTAGAAGCTCCTCCTGTAGGAGCAGATCCCCAAGCACTCTTGAACCCAAGACCAGATAGAACAGAACCTTCTGCTCAAAGTCTTCTTGTAAACAATCCATTTCTCACTACACAAGGCAGCGCAGTCATAACTGTGTTTGAAGATAACCATGGCAGGACTACAGGAGATAAAGTTAGATTTAGAAATGTAGATGCGTTTGACGGATTTACAACCAGCGTTATAGAAGACCCCGATGGATACGCTATAACCGTTACAGCTAATACCACTACAGATATTCTTAACTACAATAATAATACATATACTTTTACAGCCAGTTCTGGAACAGGAACAGCAGGAGCTAGAGGAGGCGGAGTAGACTGCACAGTTGGACCTGCACAAACGCTGTTACCTTTAAATCCATTTAGAACAGGTAGTTCAGGAGCGAATACAGTTATATCCGTTACAGAATTCAAACATGGAAGAACCACAGGAGACACAGTAAGATTTAGATCTACAGAAGCTGTCGATGGTGTTACTACTACTGTACTTGAAGCAGCAAGTGGATATACAATAACTGTAGTAGATGCAAACGAATATAAGTTTACTTCTACAGGAACAGCCACCACAGGTGATGTGACAGGTGGTGGGGATACAGTAACAGCAGGACCAGTATAATGGCAGGATTTACATACAGCTCACTAAAGACAACCATACAGAATTATGTAGATAGTTCTGAAACAACTTTTGTTAACACCTTAAATACCATTATTGAACAAGGCGAAGAAAGAATTTTAAAAGGAGTCTGGTTAGATAATTTTAAAAAGAACGTTACTGGAACAGCTACAGCAGATACACCTTATCTAGGAATGCCAACAGACTTTTTGGCTCCTTTCAGTTTAGCTGTAATTGACAGTAACACATATCACTACCTTAATTTAAAACAAGTTAGTTTTATGAGAGCGTACAAGCCGACCACAACAGGCTCTGTAACAGGAAGACCAAAATATTATGCAGAATTTGATAGCGATACTTTTATCCTTGCACCTACCCCTAATAGCAATTACACATTTGAACTTCATTACTTTTATAGGCCAGCTTCTTTAACTGCAGCTGGTGATAGCGGGCAAACATGGATCTCTGAAAATGCACCTATAGCTTTGTTGTACGCATGTTTAACCGAAGCAGCTATATTTTTAAAAATGGATCCTACAGAAATAACTACTTACGACCAGAGATTTGAGGGTGCATTGGCTAGGTTAAAGAATACGGCAGAAGGAGCAGGAACACAGAGTCAGTACAGGTACGACCAAGTTCGTATTCCTATTACCTAATGTTGGAACAACCTCTTCTAGAGTTAGAAGGTAAAAACATCGCTCTTGTAGCGATGGGTCAAAGTCAAATAGATTACCATTTATCCAGGACACATAGCTTAGCTTTTGATGAAGTGTGGGCTATAAACGCGATGGTCAGTGTTCTGCCCGAAATCGACAGAGCTTTTATTTTAGATCCTATGTCTAGGTTTTTAGATACTGAGGATGCAGGAAGCATGACTGAAATAATGCGGAAGTATCTTCCACAAATAGACTATCCAATATATACGTGCGAGTTGGACAAGCGTGTACCAGCTGCAGAAGAGTTTCCCTTGGGTCCTTTAGTAGGAGACTTAGGATGTGCGTATTTTAATAATACAGTAGCTTATGCCATAGCATTTGCTTTGTGGAATAAGGTAAGTCATTTGACAGTGTTTGGAGTAGATTTTACATACAAAACAAACATGCACTTTGCAGAGTCAGGCAAAGCTTGTTGTGAGTTTTGGTTGGCTAAATGCATGGAAAACAATATAGAAGTTTCCGTTGCACCAAGATCTAATCTTCTTGAAACCGATATTCCCACAAAAGAAAAATTATATGGCTACCACAGGCTAGAAGATCCCGTTATAACTTATATGGACAAAGGTAAGATGGGCGTTTGTAAATGGTCTGATATAATAAAAGAAGAACAACAGTTTATAGGTATGATAGATAGAAATGATCTACCACCAGAACCAGAGGAATATTAATGTTTTCACTTGATTCAGAAACAGAAGTTGGTAATCTTAATGTTACTACAACGAATAACAGAGGGCACACTGTAGAAGAAGTTGCAGAAATGGCTACTAAAAGATTAGTCTCCATTAGCGACGAAGCCCCTGCACCCATTAGGGCACAAGCACATGCTTTTAGAGAAGCATGCAAACAGGTTATTACTTATTATATGCGCGAGGCTGTTAAAAACCACGTTTGTACAATATGTAATGAATTAGAAAAACAAGGTCAACATGACCTAGCTAATATTATTAGGAGACTATAATGGCTATAACACAAGCAATGTGCACTAGCTTTAAAAAAGAACTATTGGAAGCAAAACATAACTTTCTTGCTTCGGGTGGTAATACTTTTAAACTAGCGTTATATACAAGTTCTGCAACCATGACTGCAGCCACTACAGCGTTTACAACCACAAACCAAGCATCTGGAACAAACTATACTTCAGGTGGAGCTGCGTTAACCAACATTAACCCAACATCTTCAGGAACAACAG